ATTCAAGATATTGGAGCATACACTAATGCAACTGATATGCCTTTTAGATTTGTACCTTGTATGGTTTCAGGATTAAGTTATTACTTATCGATGAAGTATGCTCCACAGCTAACTCAAAACTTAAAATTGATTTATGAAGATGAATTCCAAAGAGCATTAGCAGAAGATGGATCTGCATCTAGTACTCACATAACACCTAAAACTTATTACCCAGGAACTTAATGTCTAAATACGCAACAGGAAAACATTCAAAAGCAATTTCTGATCGATCTGGTATGGAGTTTCCATACAGAGAAATGGTTAGAGAATGGAATGGTGCTTTTGTGCACTATACAGAATTTGAACCTAAGCAACCACAACTACAACCAAAAGCAATTGGTGGTGATGGTATTGCATTGTTACAAGTAAGACCTGATAGAACAGAACCAATCACGACTGTTATGTTACCAGAAGATCCTTTTACAACTTATCAAGCTGGATCAAGTATTATAAATGTTTTTGCACCGGGACATGGTTTAACAAACGGTACAACATATTTATTTAGAGGTGCGCCTACAACATCTCCTGGAACAGGTACTTCAACTAATTCTGTTTTTGCTTATGCATCAATTCCAAATTTTGATGGAATAACAGGAGCACAAATAGGTCAAGGATCTGGTTATGCTATAACAACAGGTCTTTATGATAATAATGCAAGAGTTACAACAGACTATGCTCTATCCAATTTCTTCTTCTTTACAGTTAATGCGGATACTGCTACAACAGGAAATATCAAAGGAGGAGGTTACGGTTGTTCCGTTGGACCTATAACAATAAGCGCATGATAAATAGAATTTGGAACTGGATTAAAAATATATTTACACCTGAAAAACAAGACCCTCATCTTGAAATGTATGAAGAAGTGAGAACAGACAAACAAGAAAAGATACGTAGAAAACACGGAGGAGAATCAGAGTAATGGCTTATACTTTAGCAAATCTACAAGATGATATTAGAAATTACACTGAAGTAGATAGTGATGTTTTATCTACAGGGGTTTTAAATACTATAATTAAAAATGCAGAAAACAGAATTTATAGAGATGCAGATTCTGATGATAATAGATTTTATGCAACTTCAAACTTAGCAGCTGGAAGTAGATATGTAACTATACCTTCTGATTTAAGATTTATTAGATATGTTCAATTGACAGATGCTGCTGGAAATCAAACTTTTTTAGAGAAAAAAGATACTTCATATATGGCAACTTTTTATGATACTCCAGGGACAGCATCAGGTATTCCTAAATATTATGCTAACTGGGACGCTAATTATTGGGTAGTAGCACCTACACCAAATAGCACTAATTTAATTACTTTAGCTTATACAAAACAACCAGATTCAATAACAGCTTCACCAGGGAGTACACAAGGAACATATACAAGTAATAAATATCAAGATTTACTTTTGTATGGATGTCTGGTAGAAGCGTATGGATACTTGAAAGGTCCTGCAGATATGTTACAATACTACGAAGGATCTTTTAAAAGAGCTTTACAATCGTACGCGATCGAACAACAAGGTCGTAGACGCCGAGACGAATATCAAGATGGAGTTATTCGTACACCTCTTAAATCACCATCACCATAAAATAAATTAAGGAGACAATTAAATGGCAAATATAGTACCTGACTCTTTTAAAACAGACCTACTTGGTGGCGTGTTTGATTTTGATTCATCTGGTGGATCAACTTTTAAATTAGCGCTTTATACATCTTTAGGTGGTTTCAGTACTTCTACAACTGCTTATACAACTACTAATGAAGTTTCTTCATCTGGTACAAACTATACTGCAGGTGGAAATACCCTAACTAACAATGGTGTAGCAGTAGCAAGTAACATTGCATTCGTTGACTTTGCAGATTCTACTTTTAGTTCTGTAACGTTATCAGCAGTAGGGGCACTGATTTATAAAGGTTCAAGTAATGAAGCTGTATTAGTTTTAGACTTTGGCGGAACAAAAACTGCAACTAACGGTGATTTCGTTGTTCAGTTTCCAACTGCTGATTCTTCTAATGCTATCATTAGACTTGGCGACGCGTAATAATTAAAAGGAAATAGTAATGGCATTTGTACTCAACGATAGAGTTAAAGAAACATCTACTACGACAGGGACTGGTACGTTCAATTTAGCCGGAGCAGAAGTTGGTTTTGAAACTTTTGTATCTGGTATTGGAACCACTAATAGTACCTTCTATGCAATTTCAAATGATGGAACTGCAGAATTTGAAGTTGGTACTGGAACTGTAACTGATGCATCACCTGATACTTTATCAAGAGATACAGTTATTTCTTCGTCAAACTCCGATAACAAAGTAGATTTTTCTGCAGGAACTAAAACTGTATTTTGTACATATCCTGCAAAACGTGCACCATCAGCAAGTATGACAGCTACATCTTATATAACAACACATTCTTCAAATATTTCTGATGTTCAAACAATGGACTCAGGAGTATTAGCCGGACCAGTTCAAGTTTCAGGAACGGTAACAGTAACAGGTAATTTGGTAATTATATAATGAGTACAATAGAAGTAGATAAAATAATTCCACAATCAGGAACTAATTTACAAGTTGGTGAAGCTGGTGATAGTTTAACATTACAAAATGGTGTTATACCAAACTCTGCTTTAGCAAATGGTCAAATTACAATTAATGGTGTATCTGTTTCACTAGGTGGATCAGCTACAATACCAACTGAAACACAACCAACAATTACAAATATTTCACCTTCTGCTATTGATGCAGATGTTGGAGGAACAGTTACTTTAACAGGAACTAATTTTGCATCTATTCCAAAAGTAGAATTACAAAGAGCTAACGGTGCAGTTCAAACTGCAACGTCAGTTACATTTACAAGCGCAACATCAGTTTCTTTTACAACAGGTACAACAGGTTTAACAAACGGACAAAACGTTAGAATTTTATTAACAAATCCAGATGGTAATGCAGTTAGAAGTGGTACAGATTTAGTTATTTCAGATGGTCCAACATGGACTACAACAAGTTTAGCAAATACAGAATCAGGAGGTTCTGTGTCTTATAATTTAGATGTTACATCAGATAGTGCCGCAACTATTGCAACGACAGTTGTTGCAGGAGCATTACCTTCAGGTGTAACAATTGGATCTACAACTAACCCTAGTGGTACTACTTACAGAGCGGTGCTATCAGGAACAATGCCAACTATATCGAGTGAAACTGCATACAGTTTTACTGTTAGAGTTTCAGATGCAGAAGGTCAAACGGCGGATCAAGCGTTTACTTTGACATCAGAAGTTGGTATACAAAACTCAGGACAATTTAACTAATGGCATCAGCACATTTAACACAAACAGGATCAGGTAGTGGATTTACAATAGGTACTTTATCTGGTTGGTTTAAATTTAGTAAAGATAGTTCAGGTACTCCTCAAACATTATGGGGTTATCAAGATGGTACGAGTAACGCTAGTAGATTTCTTCCTCATATTGATACAGGTAATAATCAAATTTTTGTTTATGCTCAAAACACGGCAGGTAATTCAACTGAAATAGGTCTAAAAACAAATAGGTTTCTTAGAGATACATCTGGTTGGTATCATATAGTTATAGCCTTTGATACAACACAATCAACAGCAAGTAATAGAGTTAAATTATATATAAACGGCGTTCAAGAAACATCTTTTGCATCATCTACATATCCAAGTCAAAATTATGTAATTAAATATATGTCATCTACTTCTACTTCTTACATAGGTAATGGTGGTGGCGGTTCAAATAATTATTATTATAATGGTTTAATAACTCATGTTAATTTTGTAGATGGAACAGCTTTAACACCAACTTCATTCGGTGAATCAGATTCAAACGGTGTATGGATTCCAAAACCTTCACCTTCAGTTACATATGGTACAAATGGTTTCTTTTTAAAGATGGACAACTCCGGAAACATGGGTCTAGATTCATCTGGTAATTCAAATAACTTCACAACTAGTGGTACAATCACTCAGGCTAAAGACACACCTTCAAATGTTTTTGCTACAATGAACCCATTATCAAAAGGTTCAAACATTTCTATGTCTAATGGTAATACTACAGTATCAAATGGTAGTTCAGACAATAGTATTCTTGGAACTATAGCTCCTGCAAATGGCAAATATTACTGGGAAGCAAAATGTACAAGTGCTAGTACTTATGCTAATTTAGGAGTAACTTTAGCAAGTATAGATGGTAGTAATCATAGTGCAGTAGATGGAGGTAGAGTTGTTTATTCTAATAACGGTACTATTTACAAAGAAGGTTTATCAGGCCAAGGAAATACTGCTACAGGAACAAGTTTTACAACAAATGATATTATTGGTATTGCATTTGATACAGAAAATGGAACTTTAAAATTTTACAAAAATGGAACTTTAATAAACACTACAACAGATAATGAATTTTTATATACAAATAATTTGTATATACCTTGTAGTGGTTTAAACAATGGTGGTTTTTCTTTCAACTTCGGCAACGGATATTTTGGAACAACAGCGGTAACTTCAGCAGGAACTAATGCAAGTGGTATAGGAATATTTGAATATGACGTCCCAACAGGGTATACTGCTCTATCAACAAAAGGATTAAACTTATAATGGCTTATACTACAATTAAAAAACCTTCTGATCACTTTAATACTGTAACAACAACAGGTGGAGCAAAATCTATTACAGGTGTAGGATTTCAACCAGATTGGATTTGGAGTAAACGTAGAGATAGTACAAGTGACCATCATGTTAATGATGCTGTTAGAGGTGCATCTAAATTAATTTATACAAATGCAACTACAGCAGAACAAACTAACGCAAATTTTTTAACAAGTTTTGATAGTGATGGTTTTACTACTGGTTCTGCTTATTGGAGTAGTAGTGCAAATATTGTAGCTTGGAATTGGAAAGCTGGAACTGGTCAAGGTTCATCAAATACAGATGGTTCTATAAATACTACTTACACTTCTGTTAATACTACAGCAGGGTTTTCAATATCAAAATATGTAGGCACAGGAAGTAATGCAACAATCGGTCATGGTTTAGGTGCAGTACCACAAGTGGTTATTGCTAGAAATATTACTGATACTGAACAATGGACAACTTATCATGCAGGAGTAGATGTTACAGCACCAGAAGATTATCATCTTAGATTAAACAGTCAAGACGGAAAAATAGATGAAGCATCAGTTTGGAATGATACAGCACCAACAAGTTCTGTATTTAGTGTTGGAAGTTCTGGCGCACCAAATGGAAGTGGTGACAATCATATAGCCTACTGCTTTGCAGAAAAACAAGGCTTTAGCAAGTTTGGTTCGTATGCAGGTAATGGTAATACAGATGGAACATTTATTTATACAGGATTTAAACCTGCTTTTCTTATAGTAAAGAATGTATCTCATAACTCATTTGGTGCATCAAATTGGATGTTATACGATAACAAGAGAGACCCAGATAATCAAATGGGAGACTATCTTTATCCTAATAACAACAACGCAGGTGCAACAAATTCAAATGGTATGGATTTTCTTTCTAATGGAATTAAAATGAGAAATAATTTTGGAGATGCAAATTACAATAATGAAACATATATTTATATGGCATTTGCAGAAGAACCATTAGTAGGAGATAACCCGGCAACGGCGAGATAATATGAGTGAAGTTAAAGTAAATAAAATTAGTCCAAGATCAGGGACAACTGTTACACTAGGAGATAGTGGAGATACTTTTACAGGTGCTCAAACAGTTGCAAACGCGGCATTACAAGGTTCCGGACAAATTACAATCAATGGTCAAGCAGTAGCCCTTGGTGGATCTATTACTTTAAATACAGAAACAAGACCAACAGTATCTGGTATTAGTCCTTCGGCAATTGAAAACACGCAAACAGCAGTTGTTATTACAGGAACTAATTTTGTATCAGTACCTTTGGTTACAGCTATAAATAGCTCTACGGGAGCAACTTTTGTAGCTGATGAGGTATCTTTTTCATCTGCAACAAGTATTACAGCTAAATTTACTATTTCAGTTGACGCAACTTATAAATTATATGTAGAGAATCCAGATGGTAATGCAGTTCAAACTGGAGCAATACTAACAGTATCAGACGCACCCGCTTGGCAAACTGCAGCAGGTACACTAGGTACATTTTCAGGTGGATCAAGTATTGGCACAATTACACTTACTGCAACAAACTCAACAAGTATGGCTGTACAATCAGGAGCATTACCTGGAGGAATTACATTGAACAGTGGATCAGGTTCGTCTACATTGACTGGAACTGAATCTGGTGCTACAGCTGATACAACTTATAATTTTACAATTCGAGCCACAGACGCTGAAGGACAAACAGCGGATCGTGCGTTTAGTATTACAATTACTTTAGGAGCAAACAACTCTATGAGTTTTAACTAGGATAATATTATGGCAAACACTTATTTAACACATACAACTTCAACACCTACAAATAACGATAAATGTACTATATCTTTTTGGATTAAATTTTCTAATGTAGGTTCTGATTTAGGGGTTTTCTCACAACATACAGATTCAAATAATAGAATACAATTAGCAAGATTAACTTCTGGTGCGTTGTCATTATTTCAAAAAGTTTCTAGTTCTATAGAAATAAGTATTACAACAAATAGACTTTTTAGAGATGTTAGTGCTTGGTATAATGTGGTAATAGCATTTGACACAACACAATCAACAGCATCAGATAGAGTTAAATTTTATGTAAATGGTGTTCAAGAAACATCTTTTTCAGTATCAACCTATCCATCACAAAATACAGATATCAGATTTAATTCAAGTTCTTTATCACAAGAGATTGGTAGAATAACAGCAGATACTTACATGAATGGTTACATGAGCCATGTTGCATTTGTAGATGGTCAAGCATTAGCACCAACTGTATTTGGTCAAACGGATTCTACATCAGGTATTTGGAAATTTAAAAATCCTACTGGCATTACTTGGGGTAATAATGGTTTTCATTTAAAATTTGAAAACTCTGGTGCACTTGGTACAGATAGTTCAGGTAACTCAAACACATTCACAGTTAATGGTAATGGTAAACAAGCACTTGATACACCAACAAATATTCATGCTACAATGAATTCTTTAGTACCAAGTTCAAGTGTTACTTTTTCAAATGGAAATAATACATTAACTGGTTCTGTTAGTGATAATTATAGCTCAAACAATATCGCAACACTAGGTGCATCTTCTGGAAAGTGGTATTGGGAAGCTAAATATACAACCGCAAATGCTAATACAAACCCAACTGTCGGAATAGCTAAAATGGAAAATTATAGAGCTGATGTAAATAATACAACAACTTCTGGATATGCTGTAGTCAGACTTGATGGCGAAATACAAGTAGATGGTAGTAATGCAGGTAGTTCTTATTGGGGAAGTAATCCAGTAGCAGGAGATATTATTATGTTTGCTTTAGATATGGATAATGGAAAATTTTATCTTGGTAAAAATGGAAGTTGGGAAAATAGTGGAGTGCCTACAAGTGGTTCTACTGGAACTGGCTCAATAACATCATCTTTAAGTGGAACACAAGCACCTTGTATTAGATATTTAGCTTCAGTTTTTGATACAAACTTTGGAAACGGATTTTTTGGTACTACAGCTATATCTTCTGCAGGTTCAAATGGTAATGGATCTTTATTTGAATATGATGTACCATCTGGATATTACGCATTAAATACAAAAAATATTAACACTTATGGATAAAAATTATGGCTTATAGTTCAATTACAAAACCTTCTGATTATTTTAATACCAAACTTTATACAGGTAATGGTTCAACTCAATCTATAACAGGTGTAGGATTCCAACCAGATTGGGTATGGATTAAAAGTAGAGGAGATACAAGTTGGCATAGGTCACTTGATGTTGTTAGAGGAGCAACTAAAGAACTGTATCAAAATGAAAGTAGTGCTGAAGCTACTGAAGCAAATGGTTTAACAAGTTTTGATAGTAATGGTTTTAGTATTGGTTCAAATAGTGGTTACAATGGAAACACTGTTAATTTTGCATCATGGAACTGGTTAGCTGGTGGCACAGCATCATCAAACACAGATGGTTCTATAACTTCTACTGTTAGTGCTAATACAACAAGTGGTTTTAGTATTGTGACTTGGACAGGAAGTGGTGCAGATGCAACAGTAGGTCATGGATTAAATTCAGCTCCAACTTTAATTATAGTTAAAAATAGAACGGATAATTCAACTGATTGGAGAGTTGGACAAGTTTTGACATCTAGTAATAATATGACAAATGGTAATGGTTACTATTTGGAATTGAATGATACAAAAGCTAGTACAAATCCTGGTAGTGCAAATCAATGGGGTTCAACACCAACAGCACCAACAAATCAAGTTTTTACTGTTGGAAGTAACAATTCTAATAATGGTTCTAGTGATAATATGATTGCGTATTGTTTTCATTCTGTAAAAGGCTACTCTAAGTTTGGCTCATATACAGGGAATGGCAATAGTGATGGAACATTTGTTTATACAGGATTTAAACCAGCATGGGTTATATGTAAGAGATCAAGTGGCACAGGAAATTGGCAAATGTTTGATAGTAAAAGAGAAGGCTATAATGTTGATAATGATGGATTACAAGCTAATTTAAGTAATGCTGAAGCAACTGATGATGATTTAGATATTTTATCAAATGGATTCAAATTAAGAGGAAGTGGAAATGATTTAAATGGATCAGGTTCTACATACATCTACATGGCATTTGCGGAGGAACCATTAGTAGCTAACGTAGGATTGAGTATACCAGCAACGGCAAGATAATTATGAGTAGTATATTAAAAGTAGATACAATACAGGACCAAAACGGTAACCTAATCATCAGTAAAGATTCTGGTGGTGGAGGATTCCTTAGTCCTTATGCATCTTCATCTACTCCAATAACTTATACTGTAACGGTTGCAAGTAAAACTGCAGCTCATCCTTATAATGGTGTAGGTAGTTCTAATGGTTATTTTATTAATGGTATCGAGTCACCTATTATTGAGATCAAAGGTAATGATACATCTAAACCTTATCACTATAAATTTGATCAATCAGATGCATCAAATAGCGGACATCCTTTAAGATTTTATAACAACGCAAGTAAGACTACAGCATTTACAACAGGTGTAACAACATCTGGTACACCTGGTCAATCTGGTGCTTACACAATGATTGCAGTAGATAGTGATACACCAAACATTTTATACTACCAATGTTCATCACATGCGAACATGGGTAATCATACTTTCTCAACTTCACCTACTGTTAACACAGGTGTATTTTTAAAATTACCAGCAACTGATGGTACAGCGAATCAAGTAATCGCAACTAATGGATCAGGGACTTTATCTTTTGCAGATAGTATTACATTTCCAACTATCTCATCTATAAGTCCAGGTGTAATAGAAAATACACAAACAGCTGTAACAATTACAGGTACAAATTTTAAAGACAGTTCAACACCACCTTTTGTTGATGCAATTAATGCATCTACAGGTGCAATTATAACTGCAGACTCAGTATCATTTACAAATGCAACAACTGTTGTTGCAACATTTACAATATCAGTAGATGGCACATACTTTTTAAGATTAGAAAATAATGATGGTATTGCAACTAGATCCGGAACAGCTTTACTAACTGTATCTGATGCACCTGCGTGGACAACGGCTGCAGGAAGTTTAGGAACAGTATCTGCTTTAGAAACTATCAACTTTACAGTAGCTGCAACAAATGCTACAACCTTTGGAGTACAATCTGGGTCACTACCAGGTGGTGCAAGTTTAAATACAAGCACAGGTGCAATCACTGGTACTGAAACAGGCTCAACTGCTACAACAACATATACGTTCACGATCCGAGCGACGGATGCAGAGGGCCAAACAGCGGACCGTCAGTTTAGTATTACAATATCTCACGGTGCAACAGGTGGAGGACAATTTAACTAATGGCTAGATTAACAAGAACATTTGGAACACCCACAAACGATAAAATATTTACACTTTCTGTTTGGATAAAAAGAAGTAACCTAGGGGCTAGTCATACAATTCTTTGTGGAGGTAGCAGTTCAAGACCAACACCACAGTTAGTATTAGATGGAAATTATAAATTTGCTTTTTCTTCTTATAATGGAAGTGGATATGATGTTGAACTAAGAAGTAATGCGCTTTTAAGAGACCCTAATGGTTGGTATCATGTTGTAATGGCAGTTGATACAACACAAGCGACATCATCTAACAGAGTAAAAGCATATATAAATGGTGAACAAATTACTTCATGGAGTACAGAAAGTTATCCATCACAAAATTTTGTTTTAGAAATGAATAAAGCTCATACTCATGCTGTAGGGGCAAACACATTTGGTGGTATTGCAGGTAATATGGGACAGTGTATATTATCTCATTATCATTTTATAGATGGTATAGCTTATACGCCGTCAGCATTTGGAGAAACAGATGCAACAACTGGAGAATGGAAAATTAAAACTTCTCCAAGTGTAACTTATGGAAACAATGGTTTCTTTATTTTTAAAGATGGTAATTCAGTAACAGACCAATCTGGTAATGGTAATAACTGGACAGTTGCAGGTAGTAATACAATTACAAAAACTGAAGATTGTCCGAGTAATGTTTTTGCTACAATGAACCCTTTAGATAATTATTATCCATCAGCAACTTTTTCTAATGGAAATAATACTGTAGTTACAAATTCAACTGCAATTTGTCCAATAACAGGAACTTTAGCTATGACTTCTGGTAAGTATTATTGGGAAGTAAAACCAACAGCTACAAGTGGCTCAGATAGTTGGTACACTATAGGAATTACAGGAAGACAAACTACAGAACTTAATCAAGAATTAGGAAACTATGCTTATCAATATGGTTATATGGGAGAAGATGGAACTGTAAGAAATAACAGTTCTAATATAGCAACTTTATCTACATACACAGCAGGAGATATTATTGGTATAGCTTTAGATTTAGATAATAATTTAATTTATTTTTACAAAAATGGAGCTGTTCAAAATAGTGGTACAGGATTAGCTGTTTCACCCGCTGCCTCAACAGATTTTGGTGCTTATCTTCCTGCTGTAGCAGATTGGTCTAGTCAAGCTACATTTACATTTCAAGCAAACTTCGGTAATGGCTACTTCGGAACAACAGCGGTATCTAGTGCAGGAACTAATGCTAGTAATAATGGAATTTTCGAGTATGATGTACCAACAGGATATACTGCTTTATCAACAAAGGGGTTAAACGAATAATATGGCTTATACAACAATTAATAAATCGACAGAGCATTTTAATACACAATTATGGACAGGAAATAGTACGGCAAATCGTTCATTAACAGGTTTTGGTTTTCAACCAGATTTTGTATGGATTAAAAACAGAGATACTACAAGGTATCATGTTCTTATGGATGCAGTAAGAGGAGCATCAAAAATTGTATATTCAAATGAATCGGATGCAGAGGTTACAGATACTAACCAACTTGAATCTTTTGATAGTGATGGAATCACTGTAGGAACTGATAACAATGTAAATAAAAATGGAAGTCCACACGTGGGATGGACTTGGAAAGCAAATGGTGCAGGTTCAGCTAATACAGATGGCTCAATAACATCAACTGCATCTGTTAATACTACAGCAGGATTTAGTGTCGTTAAATATGGTGGAACAGGAAGTAGTGCAACAGTTGGTCATGGATTAGGTTCAGTTCCTAAAGTGATATTTTTTAAATGTAGAGGTAATACTGATGAATGGAGAGTATATCATGCTTCAATAGGTGCTACTAAATTTTTACGATTGAATGGCACAAGCGCAACAACAGATAGTCCAACTTATATGTTTAATGGAACTACTCCTACTTCTTCTGTTTTTTCTATTGGTGCAGGAAATAGTGTAAATAATAACAGTCACATAGCTTACTGCTTCGCAGAGAAACAAGGTTACTCTAAGTTTGGCTCATACACGGGAAATGGAAATGCAGATGGAACATTTGTTTACACAGGATTTAAACCTGCTTGGTTATTAATTAAAAGAACAGAGGCAGCAGCTAAATGGTTTTTATGGGATAACAAAAGAGAACCATTTAATTTAATGGATAGTGTAATGGTACCTAATTCAAATGAAGTAGAAAACACTGACACAGCATTTAATATGGATTTTTTATCAAATGGTTTTAAATTAAGAAATAATTTTGGAGATTTAACTGCTAGTGGGGAAAAATTTATCTACATGGCATTTGGTCAATCATTAGTAGGTTCAAACAACGTACCATGCACAGCGAGGTAGTTCGCCATGTACTTTGGCGCAACACCTTTCGCCTCAGCTGCATTTTCAGATGTAGGCTTTAATCCTAACGCATTCGTAAATGTATTAGGTTCAAGAATCAACGAGTCTACAGGCAACCCAACAATCATTGCAAACGCTTTAGTACTACCAACGGGTAGTAGATTAAATACTACAATTGGTAATGTTGAAATCAATGTCAATCAAACTGTATCTCCAACAGGTCAAAGATTAAATTTCTCTACAGGTTCTGTTACAGTTACTGCAGCAGCTAATTTTGGTGTTACTGGTAATGGTTATGAAATTGATACAGGAGTTGCTAGAGCTATTGATGTAGTAGGTGTATCTGGTAACAGATTAAATTTAGATACAGGATCAGTTGCAACTATTGGTAAAGCAAAAATCATACCAACAGGATCAAGGATTAATACAGATACCGGTACAGTTACACTTGCATTTAAATATAATGTAACAGGATCAAGGATTAATGAGTCTACTGGAACAGTTACAACGACTGCAGCAGCAGGAGTCTTGCCTCAGGGATCAAGGATTAATACAGAAACAGGTGATGTTACAATAGTTGCAGCAGCAACAATTATACCTACAGGAAGTGGTATTGAAATTGCTATTGGAAATGCTACAACCAAAGCTAATGCAACAGCTATTGTTACAACTAATAGACAAAACTTATCTACAGGAACAGTAACTATTAAAGCTAAAGCAACTGTATTACCTACAGGTAGTGAGTTAGAGGTAGCGGTACCTACTTCTATTAATATTAAACAATGGGATGGTGTAGTACCAGGCGTCTCACAAACTTGGACAAGGATTCAAACACCGTAATGTTTTTTGGAGCAACACCTTTTGCATCAACTACTTTTGCCGGAGTCGGTATACAGAATATTACCGTATTAGCTAATGGTAATAGATTAAATATCGCAATAGGTAATACAACAGTAGATCTAATTACTACGGTAAACGTTACAGGACAACAAATTAACCTTGCAAATAACCCTGTAAGTGTGATATCATGGAACCCAATACCACCAGGAGTAAATCAAGTTTGGGTTCCG